AGGTAGATCGAGCCGGTCTCGAAAGACTCGGTGGCGTAGCCGCCGCCCCAGCCCTGCGACGGGTCGTCGTAACCACCGGGCTTGAGGGTCATGCGCACCGGGACAACGGTGCCCTTGGGGATCAGATCAAAGCCGGATTGCTGGGCGTCGGCGTCGTTGAAATCATTCCATGCGGTCATTGCGATTACTCCTGAGATTCGATGTGTGCGGGGGTGGCGGCGCTGGCAGGCGCGGCGGTTGTGCCCGCGCACTTGGCGATCAGCGCACCCAGATGCGGCGGCTCCAGCAGGTCGAGGCGACCGCTGCGGTCTTTGGCCGGAAAGCCGTAGGGATTGACGGTGTGGGTGACGAAGGCGCGGTAGGTACTGCCGTCCTCGGCCTTGATCTCGGCCAGCGTCACGACCTCATCCACGATGCCGGGCAGCTCCAGGCTGGTTTTGCTGCCTTCGATCTGCGGGACGAACACCTTGCGGTTGTAGTCATCGAGCCGCTCGTCGAGGATCGCCACGAACACCACGTTTTTGCCGCGTGCGTGCTGCAAGTGGGTCAATGCGCTGATCATTTCCTGGCCGAGCAGGCCATAGGCCGCGCGCAGGTCGGGCTTGCCGGAGCGGTCGCTGACGGCACCCGGCTGCGTCTTGCACCACGCGAAACACTGGCGGGACAGCTGGGTGATCGAATCGAGAAAGAAGGTCTGGTAGCGGTCGAGTTGCGCCGGGTCTCCAAACTTCTCGATGACGTGGTCGTAGTGCGCCTGCGAGAAGGCGCTCTCAGGCGGCAGCGACTTGTCCGGGCCCGCGAGGAACACGAAGAAGTCGCGGCTCTCCGGCCACGAAGCCGGACGGATGGTGTCGCCCGGCCAGTCGGCCACCGCCAAGTCACCGGCCTCGATGTCGAGGAACAGCGTGGTGGCCGGGTCGAGGTCTTTGAGCCGCGTGGTTTTGCCGATGCCGGACTTGCCCAGCATCAGCAGCTTCACGCCCTTGCGCTCGGCCATCCGCTCGACGGCGGACACGATGGGGAGCTTTTTCATGCGGCACCCCCATCGAGCGTCAGAGTGATGCTCGGCTTGCCTTCCTCGACCGTGCGCGCGGCGGCGAACTGCTCCTGCAGCGCGGTGGGCCAGTTGGTGTAGCGGGACTCGGACACCGACAACTTGATGTCGATGTAGTCCTCGACCTTGTCGCCCGAGGCGACGATGCGCTCGGCCATCTCCTTGAGGATGGTCTGGCTCCAAGTCACCTTTTTGGGGAGCTCGTACTTGACGTGCAGTGCGCCGTCGTTGACGTGGGCGGTGCCGAAGTCGCGGCCGGAGTCACGCAGTGCGGTACGGGCCTGCTCGCCGTAACGCTGGAGCTTGGCGGCGTCCAGCTTGGCGCGCAGTGGCTTGAGAAACGCGATGGCCTCGTCGACATTGCGTTCGGCAGCGACGAAATCGTTGATCGGCAGCGCCACCAGCTGGGCGGTGCTCATCGCAGCGAGGTCGGCGGGAAAGATGGTCAGATCGCTCATGGCCGTTCTCCTCACTGGTACGCGCGAGTGAAGGTCGAGTGCCGCGACACGCGACGCTCGAAGGCTTCGACTTCGGAGATCAGGTAGGTGACGCGGGCACCGAGCTTGCAGAAGACCGGGCCGAGCTGTTCCTGCCGCCAGCGGCGCAGGGTCTTGACGGAAAGCCCCCAGCGGATGGCTAGCTCGTTTTCGTCAAGGGCGATGCGCTGTGGCGCACCGGGTTTGGCCAGACTCTGGCCAGATGTTGCGGTGGTGAAGTGGGTTTGCATTTCGATGTGCCTCCTGTATGAAATGGGCACATCGCAGTCTCCGCACGGGTTTATGGGCCGTGTCTGGTTCGATTTATGGGTGCGTTTATGTGTTGCGCCTTACCCGGTATTTCCCGCGCGAAACCAGCTCAATCACCTCCTCACGCGCTACTTTGTCGCCGAAGGCATCGTCGAAGGATTGAAAGCCTGTGTTGACGGTGACGGCACCATTCACCTCTTTCCACGACATCACGGGCGGGGCACTTCCTTCGGTCCCCCACATCAGCTTGATGATCTTGGCGCGCGCTTCGGTGAGATCGATGGACGACGCCATGTGCGGGAGCTTGAGTCGCTTGCCATTGAAGAACTGCGCCGGCTCCGGCTCACCCACGTGGGTTGCGTAGCCGCGCAGGACACGATCAAAGGCGTCGGTGTCGAACGCATCTGCTCCATCGGACACGCGCACGAACTCATCGAGGCCGCGCAGCGTGTGGTCACGTGGCAGCCAGGCATTGGTTCGCCTTGGGCACAGAACAACGCCACCACGCGGCCACACGGTGTCGGCAAGGACTGCGGTGATCTTGTCCTGCGGCGCGCGTGACCATGCTCGGCCAACGAACACCGGTGCGAAATCGTGGGTGCCAGCGATTCGCTGCTCACCGAGGTGCCACAGGTGATTCGGTGTGCGGCAGATGTTGCTGGAGCGTCGCCTATCCTCAATGCCGATCAATGCTGATAGATCCGCCAGCCACGAATCCATCTGGATGGAATAGAGGGCGATCCCAACCAGCGGTTGGACGACGGTTCTGCCGTTCAGCGGACTGCAGTAGCTGTAGCGACCGACGTCCTCGTCGACATCGACTTCGACTTCCTGCTCGGAATCGAGAAACGGCACCATCACATGGGTGAGATGGCCTGCGGGCACGATCCAGCGCCTCTGAAGAAACTGCTGGTAGTCGCGCCCGAGCCTGTCAGCCAGCACTGATGCGTCGAGCCGTGGAAGGTTGTCCAGCGCAAGGAAGAAGCTCAGATGCGGCGACATCATCGGCGTCCTCCTCAGAACTGGCTCAGTACGCCGATCTTGATGAGCTGTTCCTGCACGCGCTTGCGGTCGTCGTCCGTCCGGCTCTTGTCGTTCAGCCCGTTTGGCGCGGTGATCTGGACCGCGACGTTGTGCGCCTTGCGGTGTTGCGTTTTGGACATCCGCATGACCAACTTCACCTGCACGAGCGCGTACTGACTCAGGTCTTCGGCGCAATAGTCCTCATAAGCAACCTGATAGATGTTGCGGCCGTCGCGCCGGTCGCGGGTGATTTGCATCTTGCTGGAGAGATGCCGCACCACATCACGTCCGCGGTACTCTGATGTCTGCTCGAACGGCTTGGCCACCGTGATCTGCAGGATCGAGATATCGTCGATGCCTGCGACCCGGTCACGTTTGAGGCGGTCGAGCATCTTGGAGGTCGCAAAGCCGAGCAGGTCGAACTGCCGCATGGGCATGTCCTCGATCTGGCCTTCGTGCGCCAGCGCGACATCACGGAAGACCGTGGCCAGCTCGCGGCGCGCCTCCCGTTCTTCGCAGAACACGCTGAGCGAGCCAGTCTCCGGCTCCCACGAGAAGCGGGCCGACATCGCAGCGGGTTCCTCGTGGTCAACGACATGCCCGTTCGCCACTTGCTGGAACGTGGCCGTCTTGCCATTGAAGGTCGCCGTCAGCGTGTGCAACAGCGCCGACTGACCGGCTTCGCAATCATCGTCATCACCCTGTTCGCATGACAGATCGCGGCGCGTGAATTGCTCGATCAGGATTTGATCCTTCGGCACCTTCGGGAACAGTTCGGCAATGCGTGTGCGCAACACCTCTTGAACGTCGACCCCAGTCTTCGGCACGACGCCCTTGGGGCCCAGGTAGTGGCTGGAGTAGTGGTCGCTTTTCCACTGACGATGCATCACTTGCAGATGCTCAGCCTGATCGAAGCGTTCGTCGTGGCGGGCGCCTTGCGCCGGAAAGTCCTGCAAGAGGTGCAGATAAAGGGCGCGGCTGTAGCGGTCGCTGGGTGCAGCCAGCACGGCGGCATCGTCGGCACGATCTTCGTTGAGCAGGGACAAGACGGCCTGCACCCCGTAATCATCGTCAAGGAGCATCACTCGCTCGGCGGCACACTCGATGCTGTACTGGGCGGTCAGCGGCAGTTTGCCGACAGCATGAAAGAGCGCCTGACGCGACTCGACTGGCAACTTGCCCTTCGCCGCTTTCGCCAATGCTTGCAACTCCGGCAATGCCGTCGCGCTGGCGCGCTCGAGCAGATCAACCAGGAGGCCGGGGCGCGCGACCTTGCGCACGAGGCTGACGAAGTTCTCTGCGTTCGGGAGGATGTTTGCGCCGTCGTCGGATCGATGCTCGCGCACACGTTTCTGCGAAGGCTGGCTCGCCGCCGCCTTGGTGTTTTTCTTTGTTGTTGAGGCTTGGTCTGCTGGCATGGGCAAGTTCCTTTGACAAAGTGCGCGATTGCGCGAACAGTTAATCGGGCGATTCAAAAAATGCCGACGCGAAGTCGGCTCCACGGGCGAGTTGAATGGTGGTCAGCGCATCGAGGCCTCCTGACCCGTGAGGCCGTAGCGATTAAGGCGAACTTGGATGAACCGGCGATTGACGCCGAAGCGCGCGGCCAAGGCTTTCTCGAAGCGTTCCATGTCGAAAACGCCTGTGTCGCTGCCCGCCGTGATGCGCAGCGCCGTACCGGGGTGGTCGGGATCGGTGGAGGGATGGCGATGGATGGTGATGTCGTGCTCGGATGCAAGCTCTTCGACGGCGGCGATGATGCGCTGGCGCGGCACGAGCAAGGAGCCCATGAACTCGTTGGCGCGCAGCTCGGCGAAGTGTTCTTCCGTCGTTGGTTTTGCGGATAGAGACTTGGACAGATGGTCGCTGTCCGGCGTCGTGGTGCGGTAGGCGCGTTGCATCGTCGGTTCGATGTCATCGAACAACCCAGGGCCCTTACTGCCCTGGACAACCCAGCCGGGGGCGTCGAACACGGCATGACCCAGTTCGTGGGCCAAGGTGCTGAGGGCTAGCAGTTCGCTGAGACTTTCCCCCACGGGCGAGATGGACACCATCGCGGCGTCGGGCATCGCGGGGTCGAATTCACAGACGCCGAATACGTGGTTGCCTTGCTCGTCATGCACGGCGTAGTCGGTGCTGACCTCCAGCGCGAAGTCGATGCCGTTGATCTTCAGGCCGCAGATCTGCCGCAGCGCGTCGAAAGAGACGGCATCGATGCTGTCCGCGACCAGCTGCTGGCGCGCGTTCGCGGCGATGCGCTCGACCTCAATGTGCTTGATGTACAGGGGGCGCTTCCGGTCGCAGCACCGGTAGTCGAGAGTCAGTACCGCCATTCACTTTTTCTCCGTCACGTTCCGGCGGTACATCCGAACCAGGTTGCCAACATCATCGCGGATGTCGGGAGGCAGACGACTGGCCTCAACGAAGGCATCGTCGGCGCTGATACCGAGGATCTCTGCCGCCTTGCGGATCAGCTCGTCCTTGGGCGGTTTTTCCATGTCGCGCTCGATGCGCGACCAGTAGGCGGGTGATATTTCCAGCTGACGCGCAAAGTCATTCATCTGAATGCCTTTCTCTTCGCGCTTCTTGCGGATGAATGCTCCAAAGGGCATGACTGTGACCTGATTGCGTGATTAGTTAACGATGGATGGTAAGGGTCAAGGGCTGCGCTGTCAATCGTTTCGTTAACGCGCAACAAATACATTGCGGGCGGGCTTGATTACCCTACGTTGCCATCCACTTCGGAAGATCAGGCTCACTATCCCTGACGGTTGCAATTCCTCGGAGCCGTCATGAAGAACCTCGAACTCGCATCTCCCACGGAGATGAGCGCCAGCGCCCGTGCTGGCGAAATCGCCGCCATCCTTGCGGCCGCCATCGTCCGCACCCTCGTCGCGGATGAGCCAAAACAGAGAGCAGTTGGCCTTGGCTTCCTGCCCGACCAGCGCGTTCATACAACCCCCTATCAAGAGGAGAAGTTGTGATGAACGAAAAACAAGCATCCGTCGCCGCGCGGATCGCGGAACTGGCGTGCCTGCCAATGTCCGAGCTCTGGACGGTCTGGGATCGGTATTTCCCGCGCCGCCCGGACTACCCCAACCGCACCCACGTCGAGTCCCGGATCGCCTACAAGCTACAGGAGGAGGCCTTTGGTGGCCTCGCGCCCGAGACCAAGCAGCGTCTGGAAGCCATCGGCGCGAAACACTCCAAGATCAAGTTGCGGGCCAAGCCGCGCGAGTTCGATTTCGCGCCGGGCACGATCCTGCTGCGCGAATGGGGCGAGCGCGAACACCGGGTGACAGTCACCGCCGAGGGGCTGTTTGAGTACCAGGGGCGCAACTTCAAGAGCCTGACGGCGGTGGCCCGTCACATCACGGGCGCGCACTGGTCTGGGCCGCTGTTCTTTGGCCTGAGCAAGGGAGGTGCGCGATGAGCGAGATTGCCGCTACCCGCGCCCGCAAGCGCTGCGCCGTCTACTGCCGGGTGTCCTCGGATGAACGGCTTGACCAGGAGTTCAACTCCATCGACGCGCAGAAGGAGGCGGGCCACGCCTACGTCGCCAGCCAGCGATCCGAGGGGTGGATTCCGGTGGCCGACGACTACGACGACCCCGGCTTCTCTGGCGGCAACACGGATCGGCCGGGGCTGAAACGCCTGATGGCGGATATCG